GCTGACAAGCTTAACTATTTTGTTGAATTTTACAAGAATCGGACGGTCGCATAGCAACTTCCGAAACTTGAATAATATAACAAAGGATTTATGGAAAAGAAACAAGAAAACAAGAGTAATGCGAGCGGAGGGCAGCAAATCCGCAAGCAAGGAGAGACAGGAGGTGATGGCGGCTTATAAAAAGGTAATAGCCTTTGCCAATAATATCACCGACGAGTATAATGATGATCCTGATATTAAGGCAAGTCATGCGTTGTTGAGTTTCGGCGTATTCATGCGTCGTCTGGAGGTTGCGATGGAAGATGATGACGCAAACCTGAAAAGCGGCGAGCATTGCGGTAAGCAAAACACCAAGACTGGTAGCAACGACGCTTTCACCAGCATGATGGACATCATCAAGCGAGGTTATGAAATCGAAAAGATACGTGATGGATTACAATAACAACATTCACACCATTGTCTTAGGCTCGCTCGATACCCCTCCCTATGACAAGCGTTTCGAGAGTGACCGCAGGGTATTCAGCGTGCAAGGCATCGCTCCAGCCTGTCATACATGTGGGGGGGTGGAATAGAGCCTAAGATATTGATGGAACTATAAAACAAGAGGATTTATGGCAGAAGAAAAGTTATTATCAAATATCCATGCCCAGCGTGTTGAGCATGACCTGAAGCAAGGCTTCGACTTCCAGTTTTACCTCGCTACGCTTCGCACGGCAGATGCAGCCGGTCTTCCCATGGTGAAGAAAGATGATTTGGCGAGAGGAATGGCGATACTCTACGTTTGTGGCAACAATGAAATGATGACGCATAGCTACAAGTTTATGGCCGACATGCAGTTTGCCCAGGAGAAGTATCACATCATCGGTGGCGAGAAGCCCGACACCAATTTCGTGAATCTCATCAAACGATATATCCGAGAGATTGAAATCCATCAAGATAATCTCGATGGCTTCCCTGACTGGGCGGATATACTGATGAAGAAAAAATATGGTATCACATTGAAATAATCGCCCATGCCATGATAGCAAGGAAGTTTCTTAATGCTTCATCTGATGAGCATCTTGCCCCTACCGTAGTGGCAGGCTACTACAAGTTCGGCTCTCGTACCTTGTTGTTGGGCGACTATGGTACTACGGGGGGGGCGGTTTTGATGGAATATGATTAATAATATAAAGTGATATGTTTGTAACTGATGCAGATTATATTATGATTAATATTTAATTTTTGGAATTTATGGAAAAAGAAACAAAGCAAATAAAAGGCACGCTCATCTATCAGCCCAAGGGTGCGGCGGGCGAGTATGCCAAGTGGGCGATAAACCTGTTCAATGGGTGCGGCAATGGTTGCGCCTATTGCTATAACCGCCGTGGGGTACAGAGCCATGCCTTCGGCGATGAGCCTAAGCTGGCGGCACCTATCATTAAGTTGCGAGATAAGATGCTGAATGTGTATATGAAGAGCAAGGGACTTACTGCCCACGACCTTATACCCGATGATGCTATTGAAAAGGCCACCAGGGAAGCGATAGGATATATCATTGCCGAAGACATCAGAAAGATAGGTCTCGACCGATTGCGTGAGGATGGCGGCGTGTTCTTCTCATTCAAGAGCGATCCGCTGTCGGAAGAGACGAAAGACTGGACTTTCAGATGTCTGGTTGCTCTGTCTTTCAACAATCGCATACCTGTAACCGTTCTTACCAAATGTACGGATTGGCTGGATGATGAAAGTTGCGACATCTATATGGATAGCATGAGGTGCAGAAGAGAGTTGTATAACTTCGGCTTCACCATTACCGGCATGGATGAGCTGGAGGTGAACGCTCCTTCCACCAACGACCGCATCAACGCCTTGCAGCGAGTGAGAGCCTTGGGATATAAGACTTTCGTATCCATGGAGCCTGTGGTTAAGTTGTATCGTGCGAAAGATGTGTTGATGGACATCATGGGCGAGACCGATGAGATACGTGTCGGGTTGCAGTCGCCTTTCAAGAAGGATAGATACGAGCCAGACGAACTGATAGAGTTTCTTCGCTTCTTGCGTTCTGCGGCGAGAGCCACACCTGAAACCAAGGTAGTATTGAAGAATAGTTTCTTGGATGAGCGACTATACAAGCAGATACCTGCCCACCTGCACGATGACTATATGGAGGTGGTGAACGAGTTGAAATGTAACGAACCAATAAAATAACATTAGCAAGCTATGGCGCATTACAAGCGAGGCATCATCGTGAAGGACGGCAAGCGGTATGGGCAATATCCCGATGGTAGCCTCTATCGGATATATGATAGCGACGAGCCTTTCTTGCGTCTGGTGGCAGATGCCAAGACAGGCGACACCTATCTGCGCATTCGTCAAGCCACCGAGCAGGGTTATACCGATTGCCATGTGTTCGGGGTGTGCGACCTCGCCTATCCATCCTCTGCCTTGCGCCGTAGCCGCACGATTATGGGGGGGGCGATTGGCAAACGCCATCACCTGCAATGGGCAGCAGCTTTGCGTGTTTGTAGAGTTGTAGCTTTAAAGGCAAAATAGTCTAAAATTCAACATTCAACATTACAAAGAAATGATGATACAGATTCAAGAATGGGAGAAAACCCGAAAAATCATGATCGTGGATGAAGAGCATCATGGCACGGTGCAGGTGGAGATACCTAAGCCTGGCAAATACAAGGATGAGTATTACAAGCACGCCGATTGTGCCATCTTCAACCTTTGGGTGGATGAGCCTTATCGCAAGCAGGGCGTGGCAAGAATGCTTATTGAGACCGCTGAGCGTGAGGCAAAGAAACTGGGTTGCAAGAAAGTGCAGCTAGAGTGGAACATCAAGGAGAGTGATGATTTCGTGATAGACTGGTATTCTCGTATCGGATATGATGAAAAGGAGTTTGGTAGAGGCAGCTCCTTACTCGTGAAAGAACTATGATGAATTAAAATGTAGGTAGTGTTATGGATATAGTAGAATTACACAAGCGCATGATTAGCATGGACTTGGAATATAATAACGTAATTATCGACTCTGTGAATACTCGTATGATACGTTTCAAGAACTCGCAGGGATATTGCGACCTAGTGAGAGCTGTGCATTGGGTGAAAGATGTGGAGCATAAGGATGAGATGGATAAGGTTCTCTATATGATGTTGGTGTGGACAGGAAAATGTACCTGCGTTGGTGATGTATTTCTCGGTCATAATTACTATAATGCCAAGCGTAAGTTTATGGAAATATTGGCAAGCGACAAAGATTATATCCTGCATTGTAAACAAAAATATAACGTACGATGGTAGCCACAATCTCAAGAAAATGAAAGGAGAAAGATATTACCCAGGCGAGGGTAACGTTCATCTAAATAGTGAGCATCTTTGACATACTGATACACAAGCTAAACGTTGGGACAAAATTTAAAATAGATAAGTATCCTGAAATGGCTACAAGTTTTTAACCCATAATAATGCCTACCTAAGGATAGGCGCGGTGTAAAACCGCAAAACGTTTTATTGTAAATTGAGGAAAGAAAGAGATGATCTCTATTAGTGAACTTCCCAATCACTTTACCATCGGACCGTGAGGTCGTAATGGTGAAGGTGAGGTTGTTAATAGTGTCATAAAATGAAAGAGGGAGGCGAGTGCATGACTTGTTCTTGTCTCCCTCGTATCATTTTCCCAGCGTCGGGAAAATGGTATCTTATTCTTGACACCACGCAAATGATGTATCATTTTGCTGAGGTCAGCAAAATGGTATCAGTTGAACCATTTTACGATGGTATCTCCCCTATATCCTTTTTCCCATACGAACCAAGCGTATGCCATTGCGCTACCACCCATGCCCTTGAAGTCACCATTCATCGCGCATTGTAACCTTGATGATGATACCCATATTCTTACTGGAGGTTGAGTTTGGAATAAATGTTTTCTACTTTTGCCCTCCAAGAATGTAAGTTTCAAAAACATCGCTACCTTATAACCATCGGGAATAATCCGTAAGGCTTTCTCCACAAACTCTTGTGCATACTTGTATGGAGGGTTGGTAACGATGTGTCCTTGCCACTCCAGATTGTCGATTGCGAGGAAATCCATACCTCCTTGGCCGAAGCCTCTATCTATCAAGTCTCGGCTTACGACATCATAACCGTGCTTTATCAGCACCTTGCTAATATGCCCTTCGCCGCATGATGGTTCGAGGATTTTACCCCCGAATTTTTCCAACTTACATAGCCATTCCGTAGCCGATGGCTCCGTGGCGTAATAGTCCTCACGTTGTCGCTCGCCGTCCTTATGGTTGCTCGCTCCAATCGTCTTAAATACGGCGGCATTGCCACCTCTCCAATCTTTATCCATATTCTTATCTATAAAAAAGTTACACGTTTCTTCCGTCCGGCAATACAAACCACCCGATGTTGCTTCTCCAGAACTTGCAGCCCAGGTACAAACTATCGAAGGCATCCGTGAAGTCGGTGCGTTGCTGCAACGGCAGGTTGTCTTCCGTCTCGGCTTTCTTCTCCTGGCTCTTATCCTTGCGGAAACCTTGATACCCGATGCTCACCTCGCAAAGCTGCATGGCGATGATAAGGTCGGGGTTCTGCGTCTGGTTGATGCGGATGGCAGGATATTCGATACCAGCCAAGCCGTTGTTGATGATGCGGTGTTTCACCTCGTGCTTTTCAGGCACACCCATGTCTATCGCTTGTACGTTCCAACCGTTGCGCTCCAGTTCCTTGATGACCGCTTGATAAAAACGCTCGTCGGTCAAGGCATACGACGCTCCTTGCTTGGCGGTGGCATCGTAGAAATAGGTTACATCTCGGTTCTTGGCTCGCTTCGGTGCGTAGTATTTGGAAAAGTCATCTACCAGGTCGCGCAGCTTGCGTTCGTTCTTCACATAGAACGATTTGATTACGTTCACTGCCTCCACGCCGTCACGCTGATATACTTGCCCCACCACCAAGGTATTAATATTGGCGTTGTAGTCGAACGCAAGGTATAGCGGCAAGTCGTCGATGCAGTCTGCATCCATGCGGCAATCGTTGCGCTCGGACAGTTCCTTGAAGTCGGGTTGGTAACTCTCCGATGTCACTTTCTTTCCGTTGATGATGCCAGTCGCTTTCTGTGTACTCCAGTTGGCTTGGCTCAATGGGTCTATCTCGTCGCACGTATAACCATGCACATGGTCTATATCGAGGTTAGAATAAAATCCATCGTTCGACTTCTTGATTTTCACGTTCAGTATTGAGACCATGAAGGTATAATTAGGCAAATCTCGCTTCATGGTGCGGATGTAATCCTCAGTAAGAAGGTCCACATTGTCGAGGGTGGATGCACGGCGAACGAGGAAAGCAGAGCGGCGAAGCTCTCGTAGATAGTCTTGCTGAAACTTCTCCGACCTGTCGAACATCTGCATCTCCCACCATTGATGTTCGTCTATCAGATATTCATAGTCATAGATGAGCTCGGCATCCTCGGCACTCACCAGCTTATAGTTGACTGCCATATCCACCATATTCTTGGTGAGCTTGTTGCCATGGTTTGGCAGAATCTTGAATTGCCCCTCGTGCTTTATCATTTTCAGTGCGACGGCACGTATCATCGTGCGCAGGTCTTCAGGCACGGCATGAACGCCATGTCCGTTCTTCTTGGCGTTATAGATGATGTCGTTGTATCGAATTATCTTGTTGGCGTAGTCTTCCAGTTGCTCTTGCACCCATCGGTAGGTCTTGCCATGAAATCTGCCAGACTCCACCGTGAGGTCAAGTTTTTCTTCCTCTCGCTCCAGCCAACTGCCCTTGGTGGTGAGCGAGGCATCGGACAGAAAACGTGTGGATTTATAGAGAGGGTTGTAGTCCGTGAAGTTGATATTGCCCAGTGGGTGCGTCTGTCCTGACAGGGCTGGCATCAACTCGTCGGTTACTTTCTTATAGGGAAAGAATCTCGCCTCGTCACCCACCATTGCAGAGAACGTATAGGAGTTTGCGGATGCCGTCTGCGAGAGGGAGATAAGCACCCATTGTGCTCCGTTCGCAAACCAAATGATGTTGTCGTAGTTCTTTGGCTTGAAGATGCTCTCCTGTGCGTGCTTGGGTGGGCGACCCCACCCGAAGTGAATACCCTGCTTGAAGCCAAACATACGTTCCATCGCTGCCATCGTGCCTGGTATCGTCTTACCGAAGCCCTGTTGTCGCGACACCGCCACCCAAGCCCCCAGCATACCAGGCATTGAGTTTGATGCCATCCATACGTAAGGGGCGACAAGTCCGTCGGTCTTACCCACACGGCGGGCAGCGATGACTCGCTCGTCCTTGGCGGCCATGTAGAGCGACTGCTGCTGGAACTTGGTGAGATATATTAAGTGTGGTTGCTGCATAGTAAGTTGTTTATTCAGATTATATATCGTTGAAAAGGGATAGTTGCTTGACAATATTCCCTCGCTCTTTCTGATGTTTCGGTACGAAGATACGCTCTGTTACGAGATTGTTGGCGGAAGCGGATAGGGTAGAGCGATGACTAAACTCCATGACGCAATCGAAACGGTCTGTAGGCATCTGATAAGAGGATATAAAAACAGGCTCGGTTTGTCTCGAAGCCCAAGAATAGAATCGCTCGTAGTCGAAACTGTTCTCTTTGTCATACACATTGGTATTCTCGTAGGGAATATCGCAATATATCACGCTATCCTTTGGTATCTCCACCTTGGCGTAATCAAGCACACTACTTGTAATCGGCGAAATTTGCCCCCCCCGAAATGGTTGGCAGACTGTGCTGTCGCTCTCGGTATTGCAATCGGTGCAGTTGTGTTGGTTCGCATTCCTTGCATTTGTTGGGTTCGCTCGAAGCTGCAAGTCTCGCCTTGTCGATTTTTTTTTTTTGAATGCGCCCATTCTGTTGGCACATTCCAGATGTTGGAGTTCCGACGGCCGCTTGTACCGAGTACCCCCCCCGAATATCGTTCTATCGTCTCTAAGCGCATTGTTTCCGATTTGCAGGAGTCTCGCCCCCCCCATGTTCCAAGACTGGAACTGAACCTCTCTGCACTCTCGGCTGATTGCATTCGATGGTTGTACCCCCCCGAATTGAGGAGAGCCGCAAGGCGCGACTGAACGACTCTTGTTGAATTGTCGGCATCGTACCCCCCCCTCAAATGATTGTTGTTGGAAGTGACCCAAGCGGTTAAAATAATGTTTCACGGCGAGGTATCGCTTCTGTATATCGTGGATAGGGTCGATAAACGAAAGGTCGTGACCTAACTCTTTGCCCAATGAATAATCACTGAAGAACATAGCATAGTGGATGGCTTTCTTCAACGGCTCAATCTCCTTGGAGTAAAGATAATCTCTCATATTGTTGCCAAACGACCAAACGATTGCCACATAAGGGTCGGTATCTTTCAGTCGGAAGAAATCCTCACGGCTTATCCATCGGGTCTCATTGTTGTACTTGCCATTGAGAGCGTCGATGAAGAGGGTAGGACACATCCAGTTGATGTCGTTGATATGGATATGTTCGTATTTCTTCATCAATAAGGCTGCATGACTCACGGCGCAACCACCACAAAACAGGTCGATGAGGTGGGTGCGCTTGGGCAGCAGATGCACGATACGCTCTGCCAGTTTATTTTTACTACCCTTGTAGGGTAATCCGTACTTCATTGTCGTTATTATTTAATGTGTAAAGTATAATTGCCTAAGTTTTTACCTTTTTACCCTTTTACCTTTTTACCTTTCCCTCGTGTCCTATATGCCATTTCTGACACACCTTGCACTGATAGGCGACATAGCCAGCGGCTATCATCTTGGGGTTGATGTGGAGGTATTCACAGGCAGCGTCCTCCGTCTCGTAGGCTACCTTGGCTTTCCAACCGTGACTTCCCTTGCGAGTCCAGTGCTCAGGATCGGGACGGAAGGGAGGCACCTTGTTATGGTAATGGTTCTTGCGACTACTCATCGGTCTTCGCCTCCTTTCTCAGTACCAGTCTCGTCGCCAGGCATAGGCATTTCTTTCTCGCCATGCGCCTCTTCCATGACCTCCTCCATATACTCCATGTAGTCTGGCACCTTGCCCTCGTCGCTGGCGTGCAGACTTTCCTCTTCGGCTATCTGCTGCATATCCTTTTGCGTGAGACCATACTTGCGAGCCATCTTGCGCTTGTACTCGTCGGTATAGTTGATGCGGTCGTGCTTCACGATGCTCACGTCCTGGGTGATGGCGATGCGGCTCATGTCCGGCATCTCGTCGGTGGCATCCTTCTCCTCTACGAAGTTGCCATATACGTTTGCCAAGGCTTGCATACCCTTATCCACGGCACGGTCGTTGTTCTGCTGCTTGCCCGTGCGGATGAGCCATTCGGCACCGCTCAGGTACATTGCCTTGTGGCGAGGACTTTCATCGGTCTGGAAGAAACGGATGATGTGGTTGCAGACAGCCACATCATTGTTGAGTTCCGTCACGGTGCGAGGCTTGATGTTGCCGTCCGAGTCGAAGTCGATGTGCAAAGCCATGACCATCTCCTGTGCCTCGTGGTTGCCCTGTCCTGCTTGGTTCACGAAGAGGGTATAGTCGCGGCGGGCTATGTTGCGGCAGGTGGTGCGAGGGTCAATGTCGTTGTTTTGCACCCATCGCTTGTAGAACTCGGCGCACAGCTGCATACGGTAACGCTGCTCCAGCTTCGGGAACATCGTCTCCATGGAGAGGCCGTTGGATAGCCACTTGTCGATGCGGGCGAGGGTGTTTTGGGTGAGTTGGCTCATTTTATTTTTAATGTTGAATGTTGAGTGCTGAATGCTGAATTTCGTGGGGAGTGAAATCCCCGAACCCCGAAAGATTAGTTGTCTTCGGGATGGTCGAAATCTATCTTTTGCTGAAGGAACTTCTTGGCATACCATTCTCTGTAGCCTAATCCAGAAATCCACCAGTCGTAGATATTTTCCGCTATTTCGTTTTCTTGCTCGTCAGTCAAGCGGTCAGGCGACGAGCCTTCTGAAAACCCGAAGATGGTCGAAAGCCTTGCATGGCCTTGTCGTTGATGTAGAAGCCTTGGTTGTTGGGGTGAAAGATGTAACTCCCCCCCCCCACATTTTTGCGTCCTTTGGAATGTTCCACCAAATATATTTTCTTTTGAATACCCCCCCGTTTCTGATGGCTCTGATAGCCTTTATCCAGTTGCGTTTTACGTGAGGCCAACGCTTGTTTTCCAGTATTTTTTGCTTGGGTTGACTCATCGGGCATCCAATACAACCGATACGATGCCAGCCTTCATCGTACAGCTCGCAGTGGGGAACTTGCACTACCTTGTTAAGGAACTCCCATACATCTTGCTCCGTCCAAAGGATGATAGGTGAGATAAGAAGAGACTCTTTGCCGTGGATGCAGCCAAGCGTTTGCTCTTGATCGGCGTTCATCATGTTTACGCCTTCCTTTTGCGATTTCTTCTTGGCACGCTTCACTTGTTGCTCATGTCGGTATTCGTCTAATTCATCGAGTGTACCGCTAAACTTTCGAGAGGAAATCTCCACCTCGTTGCGCTTGGCTCGTCTGCTGCTTTCAGCATGGCGAATGCCTATCAGTGTAACCTTTCCTGCACCAGCGTTTTCCTTGTATTCCGCGCAACACCATCTTACTCTCATCGTAGGTAGTATCTTGCGCTTGATTGCGATGTTGTAGATTGAATCTCTTGGCTTCACCAATTCCACTTCGGGATAATTTCGTTTTACGAAACGAATCACTTCGGGTGGGTCCACGCTCGTGAGGTTCATATGAGCCTTGAATTTTACCCCCCCCGATTTGTGCTATGTGCATCAATGCCTGACTATCCTTTCCGCCACTGAAGGCGAGATAGAAACCGTCTTCCTTATCGTAGGAGAGCGCAATCCTTTCGGCTTTCTGCAAGAGTTGTATGGAATGGAGCATCTTTTTGCGCAATCCTACGGATGCACGAGCCAACGCTTCTTCCTGTGTAATACTTACTACCATATTTCTTTTCTTGAAATCTATATTATTTTTCCTCACCTCTGTTTCGAGGTATCTGCCGACAAAATTACAAAATCTCCCCCGAATGGTGAGGACAAACTTTTTCGCCTACCTTCCCCACGAGCCTTTGTCCCCCTCGCTCGCCACGGAATCATTACCTTTGCACATATATGTAATAGGACATGGAGCCTATGCAGGATAACAGAAAACATAAAACAATAAACATTAAACACTAAAAAAGAATATGCAAGCATTAATCCCTACTCTTACAAGGTGCGTAGCTGCCATCATCGGACTTGTGTGGTGCTGCATCGAACCATCTCTCAACTACATCGGCGTATGCTTCTTCGCCCTCATCCTCGATTGCTATACCGCCTGGCGATGCAACCGCCGCATCTACACTCGCTATCGGGAGGCCATCAAGAAAGACCCTCGCTGCAAGATGGACGGCAAACTGAAATCGAAGAAAATGGCAAAGATGGTGCAAGATTTCTCCGTTCTGATACTGGCGATATGGCTCGCCACCTTCATCGACACGGTAATCCTGGACTACATGAACCCTCTCCACCTCGCCAACTACCTCGCCGCCATCTATTGCGGCGTGCAGTTCGTCAGCATACTGGAGAACGAGAGCACCTGTAATGGTGCGGCTTGGGCCAAGGTGATGCAGAAAATTGTGGCAGACAAAACGGAACGACACTACAACATCAAGCTGAAAGACTTGATGAAGGAAGAGAGTGACATCGAAAAGGAAGCCTCCGAAGGCAGCGACAAATCTGCATCATCGGATAACTCTTCTGCATCGTCGGACAACGAAAATGATGCAGATAAACAAGATGATGATGCAGATAAATCAGCTAAGTAATTCAACATTCAACATTCAACATTCAATAAACGATGACAATATCAAACGTTTTGGAGCATTGGGCCACGATATATAAGCCATTGTCTCACGACCCATTGAGCAAGAAGCTGGAGGAGCAAAGTTTCTTCCGCATACGATATATCGACTTAGAAAATATCTTTACTCGTAATGCCAACATCGTGCATTCACCCTGTATGCTGTATAGCGTATTGAGCACAGGCGAGTTTCAATCTGTTGGCAAGATGGAAGTGTCTCATCAGATATGGTTTCTTACCAAAGTAAAAGATACTCCCCAGACACTTGGACGATACGATGGCACAAAGATAGAGCAGGCAGCCGTTGATTTGATGGAATACTGCAAAGACCTCGTGTCGTGGATGGTGGAGGTGAAGCGAAAAGGTGTTTGCCCGATAACCAAACGTTCTTTTGCGGATGATCCAGTCATCATGTCGGAACTGCAATCCATTGACATATCTTCCGTTTCGTGTGGGTTGATAGGTGAGTTGTATTCTGGTCAGTGGCTTGTGGCAGGTGTCGATTGGAAGAGCCTGCAACCACTCTATAAGTTTGGTTGTGGCGGCAATGATAAGTACATAATGGAACAATAGTTGTATCTGAGACTAAATCGCCCTATCCTTTCTTGTATTCTATAACAATAGGGTAGGGCGTAAGTCTTATTAAAAACAATGAACGAGATATGGGACAACCGATAAAGAACCCGATGTTTCCCTTTAGCAGGGTAGCTGGCAGATTCTTCCAGCAGACCATCAATCAGCTGGAGGTGAATGCGATGACGCAGTGCATTTTCCCCAAGGAGGTTTACAAAGGCTATGCCGTGGTGAACCAGAAGCGAGGCGAGATGAAGCAATGGCATTCCAGTGGCGAGGGAGCGCATTCCTTCGCAGGAAAGATTATCGAGGCTGGAGAAAACGGCAAGGTTACGATGGCCTTCCAGTTTAACGACTACATGCGCTTCGTGGATATGGGTGTGGGTCAAGGCACCAAGTATGAGGATGTGCAAAATAGTAAGAAAGCCCGATACCAAACCCGATATATATCTAAGTGGGACAGAAAGCGAGGCAGCTCGCAGCGTCCTGCCATTATGATGGAGCTTCGCCACCTGCAACAGCGTATCGCCAACTATCTCGTCGATTTCTATGGTTACGAGGGTGGGGTGAAACTTATCAATACTTTCGAGGACGCAAGTCCTATCAAGATACTTTAATTTTTTGTTGGAATAAAAAATACTAATAATATGGCAACAGCTAAGAAAACCCAGATAGTCATCACGGCAAACGCCGCCGTCGCCAAGAAGGTGATGGATGAACTTCAACAGCGCATTGATGGTATCAAACAAAAAATGGCTGCCCTTGATGTTACCACGAAACAAGGACAGAAAGAGTTTAAGAAGCTGGAGAAAGAACTGGTTTCTTATAACTCTGCTGTGTCGCAAAACATTAGCAACTCAGAGCGAGTGCGCAAGGCTATCAACAATCTTTCGGGTACATCGCTAAAGGAGTTGCGTCGTGCGCTTGTGGCAGCGAAAAGTGAGTTGGGAAAGATGTCGGAAGGTAGCGCAGGATTAAGTAAGGCTCGACAGAACGTTAAAACACTACAAGACCAAATAGACAAACTCACAGGTACCGTGAGAAAGCATGGTAATTCTTGGCAGACGGCGATGAAGAACCTGGTAGCTTATGTGGGCCTCTTCGGAGCGTTCAATATGCTCAAACAAAAGTTGACCGACATCATCAATCTCAATTTCAAATACTCCGACTCTCTCGCTAATATCCGTAAGGTTACTAACTGGTCTATGGATTCTGTAGAGGAATTATCAAACAAACTATCCAAGATTGATAGCCGTACCAGCCTTGAAGGACTTACCCAACTTGCCTACGTTGGCTCTCGTATGGGTATGGGAAAGTATGGAGTAGAAGGCTTGGCTGAGTTTGCTAAAGCCAGCGACCGTGTGAATGTGGCACTGAAAGAAGATCTCGGTGATGATGCGATGCTGACCCTCTCTAAGTTTGTCGAGACGATGGGCGAGGTGGAGAAACATGGTGGCAACGTGAGCAATGCTTTCGATGCTGTGTCGAGTTCTATCTTTAAGCTGGCATCTACATCTACAGCCAACGGTAGCAATATTTTGGAGTTTGCGAAGCGACTGACCGGTCTATCTAAGTCTGCCCATGTTACGAGCGACCAGCTTCTTGGCCTTGCTTCTGCCAGTGACTCCCTCATGCTTATGCCTGAGGTTGCAAGTACGGCTTTTGGTAAGTTGATAAGCAGCCTGTGGACCAACTATCACGAGATAGAGAAAATGCTGGGTATGCAGGAAGATTCCTTAAAGGGCTTAATGGAGAAAGGAGATACCATGCAGGCCTTGGTTAAGGTTCTTGAAAACGTAAGCGACAAAAACCTTAGTTCCATGGATGCGTACTTCAAGGAATTTGGCTCTGACGGCCAAAGATTGAAAAGCGTTGTTGTTACCATGGCGCAAAACGTGGACGTATTGAAGAGTCATCTTCAAGAGTCGAGCGAGGCATATAAGGATGGCACCGCCGTAGTGAAAGAATACGAAATTCAGCAGCAAACGGCGCAAGCTATTCTCGAAAGAGCCAATAATATGTGGGAGAAAGCTTTCGTTAATCCCGATGGTATTGATTCCGTCAAGGAAATGGCGAAGGTGTGGTATAATTTCTCTAAGGAACTTACTTCGTCGAAGCCTTTTCTCGCATCAGTGCAGTTACTCTTTTGGGAGTTGAAAACTGCGGTCTCGTCTGTTCTTGTGGTACTCCCTGGATTGGTTGCATATCTTGGTACTCGTGGCTTGGTTGCAGTATTCTCGAAGCTCATACCATTGATGACAGGATTGAAAACTACTAGGATTGTCGGTTTTTTTAGCTTGTTGACCGCATCTATAAGAGGTAGTCATATAGCAACTCTTCGCCTTATTGTGTCATGGAAGCAGCTCAACTTGGCGATGAAAACTAATATCATCGGTCTTGCGTTGTCTGTCGCGACATCACTTGGTTTTGCAATATACGACTTGTTTAAGAATACTGAGAAGGCGGCGGCTGCCATGCCTAAATTGGATCGTTCTTTCAGAAATGTCGAGTCTGCCGCTAATCAAGCTGTAGCGGAACTTGACGCTTATTATGGGGCGATTAAACGAGCCAAGAAAGGGTCTAACGAATATCAGGCGGCAATGCAGACCTATACGAGCAAGTTTGGTATGTACTTCAAGAACCTTAAAAAGGAAAATGGCATGGTTCAGGATTTGGCTGCGTCTTACAGAGCTGCTGCCAGTGCCATTCGTGCGAAGATATACTTGCAGATGCAAGAGGATGATATTGCCAAGCAATACAAACCTCGTGTAGCGTGGAGTTTGGATAAACTTGACGCTTATGGGAAAATTGCACCTAAAGGATTTGGTTCAGAAGTGTTAAAGGGTTATGAAGAGGATAGCAGAAGCAAGAATATGGGAACCATTATTGCGGAGCTATCGAAACGTTTTGGTTCTAAAAATGTAGCAAGGGTTTTAGCTTCCGAAAAGGAGGGAAGAAACTCTGCTCAGATTAAAAAGATTTATAAGGATACGCTTGGCGATGGTACGGTTCATCAATATGCAAAGTACGAAGATTTGCCTATCGAAGACCAACAGTTGTTTAGAGCTATTCGCTATATTCGTCAGTCTCGTTCAGCAAACAACAATCTATCCGCTATACAGGGTAAGTATGCAGGTGTTCAAGAGGATATTAATAATTACTTAAAACTCCTCAATGAAACTAACGAAGACCTCGGCGGAAACGGTGGTGGTGATAATGGTAAAGGTGGCAAGACTGATAAGCCTGACAAGAACGGTAACACCGACAATCAGGAGAAGAAGATAGCCGAGACTCGTGCCAACGCCCTCATCGCCAACATCAAGGCTTTCTACGAGGAGCAGAAGCGCAAATATCTGGAGTGGGTAACTCGGATGAATGTCGATGGCGAGAAGATTAGCGAAGGTCAGCAGAAGCAGGTGATTGACTACCTCGACACTCGTATGCAGACTGTTCTCGGTACAGCCAAGAAGTCTATTGCCACGCTTGATGATGGTTGGGATAGAATCAAACAGACCATCGACGAGGATGTAATGGTATTTGATGATGAGACCTCCAAGGAACTATTGGAGTCTATCGGCAAATCCGACATCAAGGGGTTGCATGAACTCTTCGAGAAGTTGTCGGGCGATTTGTCTCGTGAAAACAATAAGTCTCTTTCCGAGAACTTGGGTGCGCTCCTCGACCAAATCTTTGCCAACGGTACTGCGGCGATGCGTGAGGCAGCAGAGAGACTCATCGCACATCAGCGAGAAATTCAAAAGATTCTCAACGAGAACGACTATACGGGTGCTGTGGACCGCAGTACTCGTAGCAACTTTGATACCCTCGGTTTCTTGCACCCAGCCAAGGATATCAATTCTGACACCAAAGAGGGGTTGGAGCAGATGAATAAGTCGTTTGATGCGCTTACAAAGAAGGCTCGCTCCACGGTTTCAGAACTTTACGAGCTGAATCCAGAGAGCGAAACCTTCCGTGAGGGTTTCTTGGAGTATCTGTCTGTAGCCAACGATGGCTTTGACTTTAGCGTATTGAAGACAACGGAATTAAAGGCTCTCTATATCGAGCTGATTAAATATACGGATAGCTACACCGAGGCGGAGAAGCGTAAATATGACAAAGCCAAGAAGATTGCCGACCAGGCGTGGGCGGTCAACAAGCGCAACCTCGACAATCAGGAGAAGCTTCGCAAGATGCAGGAGTCTGCCAACCTCTTCGGCAAACGTACCAACTTACTCTCCAACCTCGGCTTGGCAGACCTCACCGCCGACCCAGAGGTGGAGCTGATGAAGTTGAAGATGCAGATGGCAGAAGACTATTATGCCTTCGTCGAAAAGAACTCGAAGAACATGCAGCTCATTCGTGAGGCTGACAAGGCACGAGAGGAAGCAGAACTTGCCTATGCCAACCAAATGGCTACGGCGATGAAGAGCCGCCTGTCGCAGATGAAAGAACTCGTTGACCCTGTTGTTACCTTCGGTGGCGAGGTGGGCAAGGCTTTCGCACAGATGGAGTCTGACGTGTCGAGCGCACAAGAGGCTATCAAGAATGCCCTCAAATCCATGTTGGAGACTTGGGGCAACATGGCTCTGAATGATGTGAATACCCAGATGTGGAAAGCCATCAACGATGCTGGTGCCAAGCGAGCGCAGAAGAATGCGCAGCCTGGTATCGATGCGGCTCGTGCCAACGCCAACGCTAATGCTACATCCATCAAGGAGGACTTGACAAATATCGGCACGAAGAGTAATCCGATGTATGTGCGACTTGTAGATGAGGGAGCACCTTTCGTTACCCAGCAGCCACAATCCAACTTCGAGGGAATGCCGCCCCAGCAACCTATCGGGTGGAATCCTGGCGGCTCGCCTATCATGCCTGGCGGCTCGCCTATTGTGCCTCCTTATGCACCGACTGATACTCAGCAAAATCCGTATGTAAAGGAAGAAACACCTGAGCAGAAGGCTGGTGTTCATCGTGCATGGGCGAAGCGCAATCGTGATAACGCAAATGTCATATATGAGGGTGCTGGCGATATGGCTGGCTCTGCCATCGCTGATGCAGCCACTGGCAATGGTGGCTCGTTTGGCAATGTGGCGGCTGGCATCGGTGGCAGCGTTATTGGTGGGTTGATGAATCAAGACTTCAGAACTGGCAATAAAGCCTCTTCCGAGGAAGATAAGCAAAAAGAGAAGCAGCTTAAAAACGAGAAGAAGCATCAAAAGGCTCTCGCCAAGGAAGTGAAGCAAGGCACCAAGGAGCGAGAGAAAGAGACCGACAAGGGCATGAAGAATATGGTTCAGACTACCCAGGACGGAAATAACGACCAACTGAAAAGCACCAAGGTGGTGCAAGATGCAAGCAATGCCGTTATTGAGACTGGTATGAACCTCAACCTCAATGCCAAGAAAACGCACGACAAGGAGGTGGTGGAGGAAAGCAAGAACACGGCGCAAGCCGAGAACACCTTCTCTATCGCTGGTGCCATCGGTAAGTGTTTTGAGTTCTTAGGTCCTATTGCTGGTCCTATCGCAGCAGCCGTAGTGATGAGCACCCTCACTGGCATTATGCAGTGGGCACTATCAAAGGCTTTCAGTGGCAGTAGTAAGAGCAGTTCTTCTTCCTCATCCACTAACACCAAGCTCGTAACCGGTATGCTTACCTACGACTCTGGTAACGTGCAGGACTTGAAACCTTTCGTGGCAGACAATGGCGAGGTATATTGGGCAAAGGAGGAAGACGCTCCTCAGCAGAGTGGGGTGCAGATGCTATCCACTCCTACTGCCACCACCATCAACGGACAGCCATCCCTCGTGGCTGAGCGCGGTCCCGAGATAGTGATTGGCCGAGAGACCACGCAAGCGATGATGATGAACAACCCTCAGCTGCTGAAGGCACTTGTCAACTACGACCGTAATTATAGCGGACGCACGCAAGCAAGAAGGGCATTTGATGAGGGCAATGTGGCAGATACCCTTGCAGCAGGCTTGCAAGCAAGCAATGGTAATCTTTCACCTGGAGCGCAAGCGACGGGCGACATGATGGCTGCAAGCAGCGCAAGCAACGCAGCCCTCCTGCAAGCTGTCGATGCACTTCTACAACGCCTCAATGAGCCTATCGTGGCCCAAATAGGCATGTATGGCCGTGATGGTCTCTACGAGAACATGAAGAAAGCCAACCAGTTTATGAAAGGCAAGGGATAAGGTCAGGTTTTTCTTTATACCATTACTGTATATGGTTTTTCTTTATACCATTATTATATATAATGTAGGTTTTGTGTTTATAATTTGGACCCACTTCGTTGTGATAACGAGGTGGGTTTTTCTTTGTCCTGCATGGCTCAATCTCCACCGTCCAGCTATAAGTGTTTAAAAATCGAATTTTATTGTCCAAAAGCGGCAACCTCCGTTAAGTGTTTGATTTTTGGACTTTTAGGGTGATTTTAGGGTCAAATGTTTAAAAATATTGCGTTTTTGACAAACCCTTATATAAATTCCGTGACATTTTTTTCTTCCCCTAAAAGTAAAATCCCCTAACCCCAAGCTATAAGTAGGTAGCATATACGGCTTTGCCGTAAACATTTGATAATGAGTATCTTATGATGGATAGGGAAAAGGCAAAAAACGCTGAATTTTCTGCATTTTTGGGGGTATTTTCCTCTATTTCCTAAAAAATATTTTTCCACGTATCACTACCTATTTATAGAAAAAACATAAATTTTTAAACATTTGATAGATAAATGGCAGATTTTCAGCGCAAAAAAGCAAAATCAAAAATAATCAATCCATGGACAAATGGGGGACAGAGCATGGACAATGAGACCCGTTTTTAAACAGTAGTGTGGATGCACCTCCCGACTTGCGGTTTAATTTTTGGACAATGACGGACAGTTTTTAAACATTTGGACAGGAAAAGTCCAATTTTTAAACCTTTCGTTGTTTTGTATATCCGAGATACATTCAGGATAGTATAAAAAGCATTAAAATCGGCACGTTTCCTAAAAATAAATATCCCAAATATTGCATATCTAAAATTTATTTCTTAATTTTGCAGCAGAAAACGAATAAAAAGTATATCTAAGGTATGTTTGAAGAGATTTGTTCCATATATGAATCGGCTACTGATGCGTATGGCCGCTTCGTCGATAGAGAGACGGGCGAGTGCATCCAGCAGATGTCTATCCGTGAGTTCTGTTTGACGGATAGATGGAAGCCGTATGTGGAACGACTTCGGGCGATGTGCCAGGAGTATGGCAGCAAGGCGAAGAAGATGGAGGAATACATCGAGACCAAAAAAATGTTGCCTGGAGCCACGTTGAGCGGTCTCTTCTCCCTCTACGAGGATGAGAGCCTGACCCACCCAGGGCAGCGAGTGATGGTTTCCCGAAGAGAGACCCACCTAAAGCAGCACACGGGCTGGCTCGCCATCGACATCGATCTGCAAGACAACATGCAGTTGTCTCATTTCGAGAACATCCGCATGGTGGCTCGCTTCCGTCCCGAGATAGGCTTGTTGATGCGAAGTTGCTCGGGTACTGGATATTTTGGCTTGGTTCGCCTCGCTTATCCCGACAGGCACAAGGAGCAGTTCAAAGCTTTGCTCAAAGAATATGCAGCCCTCGGCATCATGCTCGACAAGCAGTGTGGCAACATCGGGCGTGTGCGCTTCGCCTCTTGGGATGATGCAGACCATATATATATTAATAACAATGTGCAGCCCTATCGGGGCTTGGTGGTGGACGAGCCGCAGGTGGTTCCGCAAGCCAATTTCAACTATCGGCAGCGTGCCTATCAGAATCAGCGGCAAGCCTCGAGTGTTTACTCGACGGATGGCAACCGAGACTATTCCGCATTCTGGAACGACACTCGCACGCAAGACCGATTGGTGGAACTCATCGTGAAATCTCTCGTCGCCCACGGCATCAACATCACGGAGAGCTACGATGAGTGGACCAAGGCTGGTTGGGCGTTGAAGGCTCATCCCTACGGCGAACAACTCTTCCATCAGCTCTCGGCTTGCAGCCAAAAATACAATGCGGCACAGTGTGCGCAGAAGTGGAGGCAGCTGGGCAGGAGCAACACCGTGAGCTATGCCTACCTCATCCACGCCTGCAAGCAGAACCTCGGCGAGGGGGAGTATCACTCCATTAAGCAACAGGTGTGGAGGGAGCTGAAATAAGCGCAAACGTGAGTAAAACTTTACAAAAACGGCAAAAAGAGGGTCTTATGAGTGTTTCACGAAAGTCTTATGAATCCTTTATGGCTTCTTTATGACGCTTTTAAGTAAAAATATAATACAAACAATATGAGATTGATAACAATAACAGGCTCCAGTGGAGCAGGAAAAGATACGGTGGCTCGTCTGTTGGCATTGATGCCAGACTTCGAGGTGATATGTTCCTATACCACCCGACCGATGCGTGAGGGCGAGGAAGAGGGTAGGGAACATCATTTCGTGAAATCGTGCAAAGTTTCCAAGCAGGATATGTTGGCATATACCCAATATGGTGGTTATGAATATTGGACGGAGAAGAGTCAGCTTCACGATAATGCCATCTACGTGATCGACGAGAAAGGACTGGTGAAGCTTTGTGAAAACTTCCCTGACATCGAATTGATAAATATCTATGTGGCGGCATCGTCTTCTACCTTGGAGACGAGGGGCATCAGCAAGGAGCGTCAGGCGAGAGATCACGACCGTTACCATCTTGACATCAATGACTATAATTTCGTGATACCCAACAATGGTACAATGCGAGACCTCCAAGACTTCGTGTCGCTTGTGGCAGTAAAGCTTTGTAAGATTTGCGGTGTTCCACCGTTTTCTAATTCGTTTATAACTTATTAAAAATATACAGATAGAGAAAATGAAAATGATTATTCCTGGCGTGGAGTGGTGGAAGCAGGAAACCGCCGCCCAACAGATAGCCAAGGTGGGCAGAATCTGCTACAAGAGCAAGCCTAAAGCCTCTGCCGACAACTTGACCGACGAGCAGAGAGCCGAGTTCCTGGAAGACCAAGCGGTCAAGTTATGCAACCGTTTCTGGGAGAGCGGTCACAGATCCATGTATCGCCACGGTACGCTTTACTTCTTCATTAAGAACGACGGACGATTGCCGAGAGATATCTGGGCTTTCCTCACGGCTTCGCCCTATATCCGCTATGCGGTGCAGGAGAAAAAGGTGTGGATAAGCACTAACATGCAGTTTCTTTGCGAGCATGGCAGAGTATTGGAGATACTGTCGCCCTTCAATGTGAAGGAAGACGAGTTTATCGAAAAGGCTATGAAGTACGGCTTTAAAGAGGCTCTTTGGCTCCTTCGCATGACGATGGTCGTTACCACGCAAGTCAGCACCAGCCGAGAGTTGAACCGCACCTCGCCTAATTGTATCAGCGAACAGAGCACCCGATACGTGAACCTGGAGAAGAAAGGCGGCGTGCAGATTGCCAAGCCCCATTGGTTGCACGATGGCACACGATGGCAGAAGTTTCTCTATGTGACTGGCTGCAAGGTGAGCGACTGGCTCTATCGCCGACTGCTGAAATCGGGCATGAAGCCACAGGACGCAAGGGGCATTCTTCCGCTCGACACCTATACCGTGGTGGCATATACCTATACGCTCTTGGAGTGGAAACATATCCTCGACCTGCGCTTCCACGAGACCACAGGCAAGGCTCATCCGAACGCCTTGATGGTGGGTACGCTCATCCATAACATCATCGTGGACCGTATGAAGGAATATGACCCAGACTTCAAGATATAGGATTTATAATTCTTTCCAATTTGGCATAAATTGCAAAGAATTGGAATATGTAACAATAAATTGAAAATAACGCAAAAAGAAATGAAGATTTTAATCAAGAAATTGGATGATAAGGCACAGATACCTTTCAAGGCTGATGGGCATGAGGCAGATTTTTGCTATGACTGTGTGGCAGTGAGCGAAGAGGAGGTTGCGCCTAATGTATGGAAATATGGCTTGGGCTTCGCCTTGCAGCCAGCCAACGACTTCGACGGCGACCATATCCGAGGCATCAACCTGCGTGCTCGCTCATCAGTATGGAAGACCGGTATGGTGCTTTCCAACTCGCAAGGCACCATTGATGAGATTTACACTGGAGAATTATCCGCCGTGTTCTATCACGTAGTGCCGAACCTGCCTCGCTACAAGGTGGGCGACAAAGTTTGTCAGATATGCCTGGAGCGCACCGAGGCTTTGGAGTTTGTTCCTGTCAGCGAACTTCGTGATACGGCGAGAGGCGCAAACGGATATGGTTCATCGGATAAGCAGTAGAAGTAATGGCACGCCGCATCAACAAGGATTGCCCATTCACAGCCGAGGAAATCGACGAGTTTCACGCTATGCTTTATAGCGTGAACACATCGTTCAGGTGCATGAATTCAGCACCTGTATCTTGGCTCAAAGGCTATCAAAATTACATCAGTAAGTAATATGTCATAACGACAATTATGATAAATAGAGGATTTATGTAGTATGGCAAAGAACAATAAAAGTAAGCAAGGCAAGGCGCAGCAGGACTTGCAGAAAAAGGCTGACAGAGTAATGCGTGAGCCTACCTGCTATGTGTTCAACTTCAAGGACACACCCAAGGAGAAATACATGGAGGCACTGGATGTACTCTTCCACGACCCCGACTTCAAGAAGATGGTGGACGGCAGAAATAACCTCGTCGGCATGGCTTCACGCTTGCGTGGTGGCACACCCGAGATGATGAACCTCGTGCGTCAGATTCAGCAGCGAGACAAGAAGCTCGCCGACCTCGTGTATGCCATCTTGGTGCAGACCAACATACGCAGCGATGTGACCTATGATTTCCTGTCGTTCAAGCATCTGGTGCAGTACTTCGTCGATTACACCAAGCCTGGTATGGGCGAAGAGGTGGAGAAACTTTCCGCCAACCTGGATAAGTTGACCTTTCTCGCCGATATGCTGGAGAGTCTTCTGACCGATGTGAAGGCAGAGATGCGCACCGTCTTCGGCGGCAGCATCGAGTTCAACCAGTTTGATGCGGTAGCCCAGGTGTTGCAGCAGCTTCGTGGCTATTTCCTGTCGGCTCGCTCCAAGGACAATGACAGCAAGGAAGCCCAGCTCTACTATGAGTATTCCGACAGTATCAACGAGTATATGGAGAAGCGACTGAAAACTTACAGCGACAAGTATCGCAAGCTAAAGCCTCTCTCTCCTACCTACACCCCCGAGCAGATGGTGGAAGCCATCAACTTCTTCTTCGGCTCGGGCAGTCAGTTTGGCATCAACTTCATCCATCGCACGGAGAACGGCGGTGCCTACATTGATGCCGTGGCTCTCGCCTTCAACCTCTCTCGTAGCCAGAGCGAAAAGCTGGATAAGTTGATGGAGGCTGGCAAGTGCAAGGTGGAGGCAGACAAAGACCCACAAAACTACTGTCTGCAAGTAACCGATGCCATCATGCTGTATTACCAGATGAAAGGTAAAAAGGTAAAAAAGTAATTCAACATTCAACACTTAACATTCAACATTACAAAAGATGCCAAATATCTATCTTCGCCTCCCATCGAGCCGGTGCCAGTTCTTCCGACACCGAGAACCCCATCATACCTTGGCGAGGGAGGAACCCGTGGTATTCAGTGCCTTCTCGCACGAAAGCTTCATCATGCGCAACTCGCTCGTCAACGTTCCTGCGAGAAGCAACCGCATCGACATGGCTTGCTTCTCGCAGCTGCAATGGTGCAACATGATGGTGGGCAAGCATCCCTTGGGGGGCAAGGTGGTGGCAAGGCGAGACCCCGGCACATGGCTCACCTATCGGGAGGTGCAAGCCCTCAATGGGCAAAAAGACACTGCCAAGGGAGCCAACGAGGACTATCTTTGCATCCGGCTGCCCAGCGAGGTTGAGATTGTCGATACTGTTTACCAGGTAAAGCCTACCTTTGTACTCGATACGTTCGGCGTGAGGTCGCTCACCGTATCGCTCAACAACGACTTCAAGCGCAGTCTTGTGGAATGGGCGTTATCCACCTTCGACTTCTGCAATAGCAATGGCAGGGTCATCGCCCGATCGCACAATGCCATGCTGGAGCGTTACTTGATGCGCTACGGCATCGAGCAGAACGAGGAAGAGAAAGACATCTTGAAGCGTATCATCCGCCGATGGTTCAAGACAGAGCACTGCAACTTCCAAGCCTACTCATGCGCCGATATGCAGTATCAGGATAGTAGGGACGGGGTGCAGCGCATCGACGAGATACAATGGCTATGATGTTTTTCGCTTACGAAATAAGTGTTAAACATATTACTAAAGAATATTAAATAACAAACAAAACATTTTCTATATATGAATTTACCTGAAAGTTGTAGAGAGTTATTCTTGGATGGTGTAACCGACGCTTACCTATATGCCGTGCAGGACAGCACCCTTCCTATCCCATTCAGCGTGCAGCGAGTGGTGCAGATGAACGGCTGCAAGTTTGCGGGCGAAGGCTTGCACCTGGCTTTGAGCGAGGGCAGCGGCAACTATGTGGTGGCAGAGAGCATCACCGCAAAGCAGACCTCGCAGGAGGCTGGCAATGGTACCGTCTTCACCTTTGAGATTTCAGCCACCATCAACGCTGGCTCGGAGAATATCCCCGAAATCGGCAAGAATATGCGTGGCAAAGACTATTATATAGTATTGCGCAAGCAGGATGATAGTCTCTATCTGTGCTATACACTGCCCAACACTTTCGCCCTCGCCACCTCTGTAACCAATCAGAGCAATGCCGAGAGCCGTACCGTTACGGCTACCTGCAAGGCGATGTCGGAGTTCATCCCTATCACCATTGGATAAGAAATTGTTCTTAGTATAGATAAAATATTAAAGCTATTTACGTTACCAAATTCCATTTTAATAGATGGTACGTGTTGTAGCCTTTGTGAAAAGCCTACCATGTGTTTAGTTTTTTATACGGATTGATAAATGACTTTGTAAAGTTTTAAAAGATTCGATTGTTTGTAAGCTCTGCCGTCCGCGAGGATAGTAGGGCTTTTTTGTCCCTATTCGATAGCCCGAATGCTATACCTTTGCAAGCAGATAAAACTGAAAATGAAACATTCTTTTGGTAAAGAGATTCGTTTTTCAAGGATAACAAAATAGGATAACATACATTAACCCTCAAACTGATAACCTCCAATAATATAATGAAAGGTTTATACGAAATTCTTACAGAGAAGAAATGGATGGTCTCTCCCGATTTCGTGCATGGCATGAGAAAAGCCTTGGAACAGAACCTGAATGCCCACGCTGCATTCAGCAAGCCCGAGAAGACTTGCGGTTTCGTGACGGCGGTAACTGCCCTTGGCGAGACTTACTATCCCGAGGAATACCAGATTTCTGAGGATGGCAAGCAGGTAAGAGGCAACTGGGCATTGGACGAGGATGACCTTCAGAACTTTCCATTCGTGTCGGTACTGACCGTTGATGGTCCTATCACTCGCAACGGAGGCGGTTGCAGCTATGGCAGCATCGACCACCGCGATATGATGATACGTGCCGCCAACCATCCGCTTTGCCGAGGACACATCTTCATCATCAACACCCCTGGTGGTTCGGCTTGGGCGAAGAACGACTATCAGCAAGCCATCGACTACGCTCACTCCAAGGGGCAGTGGGTCATCGCCTTCGTGGACGGCATGTGTGCCAGCGCAGGTATGTATCTCGCCAGTCTTTGCGATGAGCGATACTACATGCACCCGAAGAACGAGATAGGTTGCATCGGCGTGATGGCGGCTTTCTACACCCAGGCAGACGGAAGCAAGAACCAGTTTACCGACGAGACTTACCACGAGCTTTACGACCCCGAGAGCTTCGACAAGAACCGTGAGTTCCGAGATGTAGCCAACGATGGCAACACCAAGGCACTCGTCAAGGAACTGGCAGAGCTGGGCGTGGAGTTCAGAGCCGATGTCAAGGCTGCTTGCCCTAATACCACCGACGAGCATCTGCACGGAAAGGTGTTCAATGCAGAAGATGTGAAAGGCATTCTGATGGACGACCAGAGCGACTTCTTCTCTTGCGTGAAACGTTGCTTCGACCTATATAATGGTACTGCGACACCTATCAGTCGTGAGACTCCCGAAGATGAGCCAACCGACGAACTGAATGCAGACCCAGCTAATGAGCCTGGCAATGACCCACAAGACGATCCTAACAAGGAATCGTCGAAGAACATTCAGGATAACAATTCTAAACTCAATATCAATATGGCAAACTATCCACTCATTTCAGCAGCTTTGGCACTGAAGGACGGCGACTTGGCAGTCAAGGAGGATGGCGCATTTATGAATGCTCCTCTTCTCGACACCCTCGAAGCCCATCTCAACACGACCAAGCAGCAGGTGGCAGATGCAGAGCAGAAAGCCACCACAGCAGAGCAGAGCCTTGCCGACTTGCAGGCTAAGTTTGATGCCCTCAACGCACAGCTTGCTTCCGCACAGGAGGCCAAGGCCAACGCAGAGAAGGCTCTTACCGACGCTAACGAGGCTCACGCTACCGAAATCGCCAACCTCAACGCATCCCACACCGAAGCCATCGCCAAGAAGGACGAGGAAATCAAGAGCCTCACTACCGGCAAGGCCAAGGCAGAGGAAGACTTGAAGGGCGCACAGGATGCTCTCGCCACCGCAGAGCAGACTATCGCCGACAAGGATGCACAGATTGCGGCTCTCAACACCGACGCTGGCGATGCTCCTGACGCAGGTGCAGCTCCAGAGAACAATGGCGAGGGCGCAAAGGTGAAGACTCTCCGTGAGTTCGACCCATCGCTCTACAAGACCAACAAGGAGCGCAAGGAGGCCTTTGAGCGTTACAAGCGTGGCGAGGAATAAGCAAGGCTTTTCATCCAACAATCATCACCATTTAAACTTCAAACATTAAACAAATTAATCACTTTAGAATTATGGCAAATACTCCTAAAGACTTTATCGGCTTGGAGGCTCTTCAGCACGTAGCCGAGCAGGTGAGCAAGGAAATCTTAATGGGTCCTGGCTATACCGACGCAGAGGAAATGGACCGCCTTGGTATCGACATCGTTTCTGGTGTCCAGTACAAGCGCACTATCCACATCTTGCTCCGCAAGGGCGGCACCACTCGCCGTAAGGATGTTCACCCTACTGTAAGCAGCGAGGTGGGATTCTTGAAAGAACGTACTCTTACAGTCAAACTATCCTGGGATAGAGCGGTCGATAACATAGATCGCTATTGTGAAAGCGTATTTGGTACAGACGCACAGGGTCAGTACCCTCTCTCTACAGAGGCAGTAACCGCTATCCTTACGAACTATGCGGACAACTTGACCGCTTGCTTGTGGAACGGCGACATTTCACTTGATGATGGCAAGGACAAACCAGCGAGCGAGCAGGCTTTGGCTCTCTATGATGGTTTCCATACTTGCATCAAGCACGACATCGAGGACGGTCTTATCAGTGAGGCCAATGGTAACTTGATTCCTTGCGAAGCTATCACCGAACCTTCCGACAACAACGACTCTACCCCTTACGATAACTTCTTGGCTTGGCACTTGAAATGGGATGCTCGTCTGCGCAAGCAGAACGTTCGTGTGTATATGAGCGAGATGACCGCTCAGAACATTGCGGCAGGTTACGCCAACAAGTATCATGGCAACTTCAAGGTTGACTATGAGGATGGCGGCAACTTCAAACTCCCTGGTTTGAGCCGTGTAACTCTTTGCCCTATCGCAGACTTTGGCGAGGGTGATCGCATGTACGCTACCATTGACAAGAACTTCGTTTACGCTGTTGACTCAGAGGGTAATTCTAAGTACGTAGGCGTAGAGCTTGGCGGCGGCAACGATATGAGAAACGTTACTTTCCAGATTCAGTCAATTCAAGGGGCCGGAATCAGAAATCCATTCAAATATGCCCTTGCGATTTCAGACGGAAATCTTGCGGCTGCTGAGTATGTGGCTGGCGACTACACTAACTCTAATCTCGTGGTAACAAGCGTCATGGAGGATGGCTCCGCCGTTACCGACGGCAAGGTGAAGGTGAACTCTGAGGAGTACACCCAGCCTGTGGAAACCACCGTGAACGATGTCATCACCTTGGAGGCAGTGGACGGCACAACCGACAAGTTCTCTCATTGGAGCAACGGTAGCAAGGAGAAGAAGATTCAGCTCACCGCTACTGGCATGAGCATGGGTTACACCGCATTCTTCAAGAAGAACGGCGAGTAATCCCGTAATCGTGGCTTACTAAAATACGACATAAATCCTCGGCGGCGGTCGCTTGACTTGACGGAATATGGTGGCCGTCGCCTTTTCTTATTTAACCATTAAAATAGATACAACTATGGCAGATACTGTAACATGCCCTCAGCTCAACGATGTGCTCAACGAGAATGAGTGCTTGGAGAATCGCGCTGGTCTCGGCATTACCATCTATATTGGTTTGAAGAGTGAGCTTGCAGCTCCTCTTACTGCAACAGAGAATGTATATTCTACCCCAACTTTCCAGAGCGGAAAGGGTCTCTACAAGGTAGAGTGCAAGGATGACGCACAGCAGATTCAGGGTTCTTCCCTCGGTTATCGCAAGGGTTTTGAACTTACCTGCAACTTCTCCATCGACTCCGTGAACGAGGCAGGTGGCAAGCTGGCTCGTGCAATCAACAACCGTGACATCTTTATTATCGCCAAGGATAACAAAAAGTCTCAGATTATGTACGACCCAGACCGCAAGGTGAAGTTCGATTCAGGTGGCATCAAGACAGACACTGGTGCCAAGAGCGACGACGAACGTAGCACCACCTTCGAGGCAAAACTTTCAAGCGTGGATTATCCAAACCTCTACGTGACCGAGCCAACCAAGGACGGTTGGGATTCTCTCCTTGCCAACAAGGCGGGGGAATAAACGGCGGAACTAAGCTGAGTGATACTAATTCCGCCTCCAAGCAATCGTCTAAGCCAAGTCGAAAGGTTGCATCCATCAACGATGAGACCTCCCATCTCGGCGAAGACGAAGACTAATCGCTCCTTTGTGAATATGGATTTCCTTTGTGGCAACTCTAATTCATAGATCCAAAAACCTCGGTATGGATGCCTTCTACGACACAAGGCTGACGTACCGAGGTTTTACTGTCTTTTACTTGTATATGTTACTATCTACCATAAACTATCCTAAAATCTTATTCCTCTATTAGCATTTTTAATGCAAGATGCGTTTCGGTGCAAAATATTTTATCTACTTTTGCAATACGAAATTTCAATATGTATTGTATAACTAATAAGTAAGAGAGAATATGGAATTAAGACATTTGCGCTCGTTTGTATATGTGGCAGAGACGCTATCTTTCAGCGTCGCCGCCAGTCGTTGTTTCGTTACCCAGTCTGCCATCAGCCAGCACATCAAAGCCTTGGAGGAAGAATTAGGCTGCAAACTCTTGATACGTACATCGCACGACATCATGCTGACCGAAAGCGGCGAGGCATTGCTGCCTCGTGCCAAGGAAATCTTGAAGCAGACGGAAGACTGCAAGGAACATATCAATGCGCTCAACAACTGCATGACGGGCGAGCTGCGCATCGGTGTGGGTAGTTTCATCGCTCCCTACGTTCGTATGGCTGCGCTTACTTTCATGGAGCGTTATCCTAACGTGCGTATCAATGCTGATTTCAATAAGGCGCATATCCTTAATCGCTCGCTTCGGGCGCATAATATCGACCTCGCATTTACGATGAATACAGCCTATAAGCATGAGGGCATCGAGTCGCAGCCTTGCATACCTTTCCATATTTATGCCATCATGCGCAATAGCCATCCTCTGGCTAACAAGAATAAGGTATTCAAGTTTCGGAAGTTGCTATGCGACCGTCCGATTCTTGTAAAATTCAACAAAATAGTTAAGCTTGTCAGCT